GTGCACGCGGTGCTGGCAAAGACCCATTTACCGGCGGCGTCGGTTTTGGCATTAGCAGTGGGTAAGTGGGAAACAGCCGAGTCACTGACCGAGGCGATTACAGCCGAGGTCAAGCGGCTCAAAGAAATAAGCGGTTCCGGGCGGCCATTTGGCCTGGGCGAAAGCGCAGCCGCGCCCGTTAGCAAACAGCCCGTTTCCAGGGCGGCCATCGAAGAAACGATGGACAAGATCAATTCCAAGTTTATTGGGAGGTAATTGCAATGACCGAAGCTATCCACAATGACTATGAGGTTTCGAGCGAGGGCGCGGTACGGCACTGGGAAATTCCTTATGCCCGCCTGGAAGACGCCACCCCGACTCCGTCCAACCCCGCTGCTGTTTTGTCGGCTGTGCCCGGCACCCAGCTGACCGGGACCATCCTGACCATCGACCCAGGCACCGCCACGGCCATCCTGGACGTGACCTCTTCGATGGTCTATCGCCAGACCGTGCGCAACGTACTGACCTACGCGGCCAACGTCGAGGCGACGTGGGGCACGCTGGCTATCGGCGACCCTATTTATTATGACCGCTCGGCCACCATGCCGGTCGGCACCTATCTGTCCAAGTCGCCCCTGGATTCTGCTGGCACTGCCAACGCGCTGTTTGGCTTTGTCGTGCCGATGAGCGACGCTGACCAGGCCCTGTACCCCAAGGGCGCTGCTGGCGTGGCTTCCACCCAGGTCGGTGGCATTATGCAAGTCGGCGCTGGCCGCTAATCATTCGAAACCTGAAATGAGGAGGACTCAAACAAATGTATCAGGTAATGCAGTGGGTTAAATCAATTGCTCTCGCAGAGCGCGGTTTCGATGCTAATCAGGTCGAGGCGCTTGCTCGTGCGTCCGCCGTCCCACAGTGGGCTGTGGAAAAGTTAGGTGAGGCTGGTCAGGCTGAATTCCATGCCATGATCGAGCTGCAGAACACTTACAAACACATGGATATCGGCCAGTTCCGAGAGGCCATGACAACCGCACATTTCGACGTGTATTTTGCTGACGCGATCAGCCGGGCGTTCCTTAAGGATTACGTCTATCAAGGTGGATCGTGGCGCGATTACACCTTCCCCGACACCGCGCCCGACTTCCGCGACGTGGACCGCTTCCGCATGACCGAGCCCGGCACGCTTCACCGCCGGCGCGAGAAAGCGGAAGCGAAGGCCACCCATATTTCCGACTCGTCCGTTTCATACGGCGTGGAGGAGTTCGCTCGCCAGTTCGACATTTCCTGGCGCGCCGTCATGAATGACGATCTTGGCAAGATTCGCCAGACGCCGATGCGCATGCTCAATGCGGTACGTCGCTTCGAGGATAGCTTTGTTTCGGCGCAGTACGACAACGCTCTGACGCAGGCCGCGCTGATCGCTTTGGGCGCTGCTTACGCCGGTACCGGCCGCCTGACCTCGGCAAACCTGTCCATTGGCATCAATGCCATGAATTCGCGCCTGGACGCCGCCGGCAACCCGATCACGATCAACGGAATCTGGCTGGTGATCCCAAAGATCCTGGAGATGCAGGCGCAAGTTATCCTGGGTTCGACTCTGATGGCAGGCACGGCCCTTAATGACAAGAACGTCATTCCGCAGTTCATCCGCGGTTACCGGGTCGATCCATACATCGGCACCGCCGGGGCGAACATTCCCTGGTATCTGTTCGCTGACCCGAACGAAATCCAGGCCCTGCCTGTGGCGCGGCTGACTGGCTGGAACGCGCCGCTGGTCACCCAGAAGCGCTCGAACATTGAGGTTGTCTCCGGCAGTGCGCCGGCAGCGTTCCTGATGGGCTCTTTTGAGACCGGCGATATCGAGTACATGGTCAATGACGTCATTGGTGGCTGGGATGACGCGTCCTGGGTCGGAGTCATCGACCCCAACGGGATCTACTACTCCAGCGGCACGACTCCCTAAGAGTCGAGCTGGATCATATTCAAACCTTACGAATAGGGGAGCACCTATCAAATGGCAGATAAACCAAAAACCCAAAAACTCGCCGATGCTTTACGCGAGAAAAACTATGTCAAGCCCGGCTCAGAGAAGCACGCGCAGATGATTCAAATTGGCTATCAGATGACCGAAGAAAAGGCCAATACCATCATCAAGGAGCGCAAAGCCAACCCGCAAAGCTGGCCCTATGAGATGTTAGAGAAGGCGGAGGCCTTCCTCGCGCAGCTCGGCGCGCAGCCCGTGGTAATCTCGACCAAGCCCGGCTGGACACGTGATCGAACCCTGGAGGGCTAAATGTTTCCTCTTCAACCTGTAACTTGGGGCATCGACCCCACTGACGTCGGCAACCCGGAGGCCGCGCTGGGAACGGACGGAACCACCGTCACAGACTCGGCTCTTTCGGTGTTGGGCGCGATTGGCGCAAACAGCGCTAATAACGCCTTTGCCTCCAACCTGGTAGCGGCCAATGCCGACGGATCCTTGATGGAGCGGGCGGAGTTCCTGCAGATCCAGGTCCAGGCGCTCGGTGAGCGCAGTGTAGAAAAAGCCGACGGCTCTGTATCCAACCCTGTGGCTGACGCCCTGTTCGATGTAACCGGCGGGCCGGTCATGGCCAAGATTGTCGGCATTGTCACTACGGTGATCGGCGGCGCAGCCAACGGCACGCTGCAGCACACTACCGTGACGCCGGCCGCCACGGTGAACCTTTCGACCACGGTCGCAATCGACGCCGATGCTGCTGGCACCAGCTATCGCTTTGTGGGTGCGACCGGGGTACTGACCCCCGATACCAACGGGGCCAAGATCATTGACCCGGTAACGGTCGAAGACTGCTGGTTCCTGCTGCCCATTGGAACGGTCAAGTTCTTGGGGTCGGCTGCGCAGACCGGCAATATCAAGTGGTACATGGTCTATCGGCCATTGTCGCCCAATTCTATGGTTGTGGCTGCTGCCTAAGCAGTCCTACGGTTTATCCGTTCTGCGCCTAATGCGCCAACCGGTAAGGAGTAATAAATGAGCTGTGCAGGTAGATACGCCCAGGCTACAGATTACGACACGATTATGTGCGCGGGTCTCAATTTAGGTGATGCCGATACGGTGCTGCTGGTCAATAGTTACCTTGACCTGGCCGCGTCGGACGTGCATGCGGCACTCGCCGCAGTCGGAGCGTGTGATTGCCAGCTCGAAACGTGGGCGATCGAGTATCTGAAAAAGTTGAACGTCATCGATGCAGCGGTAATCCACGGCTGCCCATGCGGCAATCGCATCAGCGATGAGCGCAAGCAGGTGTTGGGGGAATGGCTAGAGCGGCAGTACGAGCTGATCCGCACCGGAAAAACCCCCTTGTGTGCCGGCGACACTGGCGCAGATTACCCAGCCTTTGGCGTGATCGAGCACAGCTACACCGTTTGGACAGAAGCCCAGATCGTCGCGAATAGACGACGCTAATGGGCTGAGGGAAACAAAAACAATCCGCGGCGCGGGTGCCACAAGCGATGGTCGTTGGCGAGCATGGATTGGTCGGGGTGCGCTACACCGGGCTGACTGATATCGACACATACCCCGGCGCGGTGACAGGTCAGGCTTACCCATTCGGGCTTTTTCGGCAGCGCGGATATGTGGATGCAAGAGATTTGCCCGGGCTGCTGGCCACAATCGAGGATGGTTTCAAGGTTTTTGAGAGGATCTAATGCCAGGACAGGTAAAGGCGATTATTCCAGAGAAGTTCAACACAGACGCCGTGATGCGTACGCTACGCGGCGAGATGGAGAAGTTTGCGCCCTTCCTGGTAAAGGACTTCGAGAAAACAACTGCCGGATGGCAGGGGGATAAGCCCAAGTTTACGCCCGTACTCAAAGAGTCTGCCGGCGAGATTGTGATCCAAATCAGGCTGGCCGGCAATAAGCACGGTAGGGAAAAGTGGAACTGGCTCAACTACGGCACCGCGCCCCATGTCATCCGCGCTAAAAACGCGCCGGCATTACGCTTCCAGACCGGCTACTCGGCCGGCTCGAAACCGGGCACGACCTTTACCAGCCGGGCATCGAAGAGCGGCGGGTGGGCGTCGGCCAAAGAGGTGCACCATCCAGGCACCGCGGCGCGGGAATGGAAAGATCTGATCATCAAAAACAACCAGCCGCTCTTTGAGCGCTGGATGAGCGCGGCAATGCGCAATGCGGCGAGCGAGTCTGGCCACGGTGCGAAATGAGGAAAAGGCCAATGAGCGAAGAAACAGCAATATTAGTGACCGTGGTCGATGTGCGCGGCGATAGTGCGGTCGTGGAATTTATCAAGCCTGACGTGGGTATCTCCAGGGCGGTGATCCCGGTCAGTGAAATCGTAGACGGCCAGGCGCGAGAATCTGTGCTGGAAATGGGCGTCCCCTACGGCCTGCCCTGGGAGGCAATTGCTGTGCTCAGCGCCACGCCAGAAACGTTGGCCAGGGCTTTGCGAGAGCGCGGTATCTGGACGCTGGCCGACCTTACGCATAACCAGCCGGCAGCGTTTGGCGCTATCCAATCGGTTTATGGCGTTGATCTGGCGGCGCTAATCCATGCCGCGGAGAACGCGGCTCAAGGAGTGTGATATGGCAACTGGTGATTATGTTTACAATGCCGGCGACGGCAGTATCTTTTTTCAACCGGACGGTCCGGGCACTCCGCTGCAATGGATGGGGTGCCATGACGTTGATGACATCGAAGCGCCGCGGGGGGAAATCGAAATCTCGCAGTCGCTGCGTGCTGACCGGTCTGGCTGGGATGTTATTGGCCAGCGCAAATCGCCGCCCGAGCTGGTGACCACCACGGTTACCGGGCTTACCAAAAAGGCACGCGATTGGATGGAAAAGGCGCGCTGCTCCAACGGCGCATTGTATATGCTGCAGTCGAATTGTTTGCGCAAAGACAACCCGCTAAATTATGAGCGCGCGAAGATTTTGCACCACATCAATATCGACTCGGTCACCTATGCCGGCGTTGCACATCACAGCGAAACCGGCGAGACCACGCATGCGATGAGCGTGCAGGCCTGGCCTCCGCTGCTTGAGGCAGTCGAGGTATCTGTTGGCAGATTGGTCACTGCTGAGACCCAGGCAGTTAATGATATCTGGGCCGACCTTTACGGCCAGTGCCTGGGTGACTGCGGTGGAGCAGTCGACCCTGGCGACGTGGCTGGCGCTGCGGTCGACTCGGCGGTTGGTCCTGCGACCGGCAATATTTTGTTTACCGCAGACGGAACCACCTTCGCTGCCGGCGCTGCCGATCCTTTCGGCGCAGGACTGCACACGATGTCGATCAGCGCTTTCCAGATCAGAAAAACTGGACGGCGCTGGTTAGTGGCAAAAGAGGCTTTGGCCGCGGCGCAAGGCCAGGTAGCTTACTCGGATGACTCCGGCGCAACCTGGACCGTG